ATTGACACTTGATCTAATTCAGGATAATATACAGATAATTCTATATCATTAATATCATCTTCATATCCTTCAAATACACGACAAGAAGAGCCAACACCATCACCCGGTTTCCATATACCATCAGAATCATCATAAACAAGAGCATCGCCTTGTTGTGGTGTTTGAGACTCAGGATAGGTGTCATAGAGGTCTACAATGTCTGTAGCAACGATTTTATCATCTTTCTTGATCTCAGTATCAATAAAGTCAATAGATGTAGGGTAAGCCCCCTCCGTGTTGTTTGCGTTATATTGAAATTTTGGCATCATTCACTATTATTGTTGAATTTTCATTTTCTATGTCTATTAATGGAATATCTTTTGCATTGATAATTACAAAAGAGTTATTTTTTGCTTGCCAATTCACCACATCAAAATCGAGGTATGGTATTTCTATAGTAGAATTCATATCAATGACTATATTATGTGGTATTATAATTTTAAATACTCCTACCGAAGAAATAAAATTAAAAGATATTTTATTTAATGATGTTACTACATATTTATCATCATCAGCAGAGAATGCTATATCTTCTTGTGGTGATTCTTGAGAAATAATATTAAATAATTGCATATCAGAATTATTTAATATATTTGTGTGAATAATATCAGTAGCACCAATGAAATCAACTCTATCTCTTTCTGTATAATTTCCATCTATTAATATACCACCATCAGAATGATCATATATTACTGTTTTTATACCAGAAGTACCATCTCCAATAACACCAAATTGATTATAACCAACACCCCAAATAGAACCATCTGATTTTATAATTAAAGCAGAATCATTAAATATTGATATATCTATTACATCATCATATTGATTATATTCTTGAACAAATAATGTGCTATAATAATCAACATCTGTATTATTTATAGCTAATACACCATTGATATCACTTCCTGAAGTCCAAACAGTTCCATTTTGTTTAAGTGCTATTGTTGCATCACCGCTAGATATTAATTTCAACCAATCATTATCAGTTCCTACTTGAGTAAATGTATTTACATTTGTTGTATCACCCAATCCTAATTTACCCTTCTTATTATATCCTGTAGCCCAAAGAGTACCATCTTCTTTAATACCAAACGAACAAAAATTACCACATGATATATAGATCCAATCATTATCGGTTCCTATTTGTTCAAAAAATAGTATATTATCATTATCACCAAGACCTAATTGACCATAATTATTATATCCTGTTCCCCAAAGAGTTCCATCTTCTTTGATTGCTATTGAATGATAATCACAATTATCAACAAGTTTACAATTATTTAATACTAAAGTAAAATATGTTCTTTGATTATTATCACCAAGACCTAATTGACCATAATTATTATATCCTGTTCCCCAAAGAGTACCATCTTCTTTAATTGCAAAACAATCAGATTGCATTCCATTGGTATAAACCCAATCTATATCAGTTCCTACTTGCGTAAATACATTTCTGTTTGTTGTATCACCAAGACCTAATTGACCAAAATAATTATATCCTGTTCCCCAAAGAGTACCATCAGATTTTATTGCATGAGAAGAACCAATAAAAATCCAATCATTATCCAATCCAATTTCTTGTTCAAAAAAAGATTCAAATTGTGTATTAGTGCCTATACCAAGTTCTCCATTTTGATTGTAACCAGCAGACCATATAGAACCATCATCTAAAATACACCTAGAAGTGTTATTAGATACAGCAGATAATTTTGTAAAATATTTTTCTTCTACAGAATATCCGTTGTGTGATATCATAAATTCAATATCCTTTAACGATAGTGAATTATTATAACTTAACAATGATTTTGGTTCATTTCCTAATATATTATTATCATTATCAACCTCAATATTATAATCATTCGTTATTGAATGTCCATTACCTTCAATAACAATAGTATGTCCTTGAGAACAATTTAATGATGTTTGTTCTGTATTGATTATATCAGATAATAATTTAATTTTAAAATCTATCGCATCAGGAATAACAACACAAGTATTTCTTAACCATTGAAAAGCATCTTGTATTGATTGAAATGGAGTATTATATTGACCTTTTCCAGGATTTGTAGTATTTTGGTCTATGTATAATGAATTATGAGATTGACCAATTTCTATAAAACTTTTTTTATGATCACGATCACCAAATCCTAATTGACCATAATCATTATTTCCAGTTGAATATAATGAATATAATTCATTTATGATAAATGAATGTTCATAACCACATGATGCTAAGTAATGTTTATTTGTGCTATACATTGTAATAAAATTACTTTCATCATGTGTATCACCTAATCCTAATTGACCATCATGATTTTCTCCGGCTCTATATAAATCTTTACTTTTAGTAATAGCAAAACTAAATTTAACACCACAATAACAACTTTCCCAATCTTCACGGTATGTTACTTCCTGAATAAATATTTCGCTAGATGGATAATGATATCCGACTCCTAATTGACCCTTATTATTACTTCCAGTTCCCCAAAGGGTTCCGTCTTCTTTGATTGCTAATGAATGTTCGTCATGAGAAGCCAAATCAACCCATGTATCACTATATGTACGTTCTTGAATAAATAACCAATCATGAAATTCATTATTTATTCCTAATTGACCTTCATAATTATTACCTGTTCCCCAAATAGTTCCATCTTCTCTTAATACCATCGAACCGTCATATGGACAACACACTTTTTTACAATTAGTATAATCTGTAAGTTGCTCAAAAATATTAATATTTGAGCCATAATAACCAAATCCTAATTGACCATAATAATTAGACCCAGTTCCCCAAAGAGTTCCATTTTCTTTGATTGCTAATGAATTTCTGAATGTGCCTGCCATTGTTTTCCAATCGGTATCAGTTCCTACCTGAGTAAATACATCTCTATCTGTTTCATCACCTAATCCTAATTGACCATATTCATTCAATCCAGTAGCCCAAAGTGTTCCATCTTCTTTGATTGCAAATGTATAATCATATCCACATCGAACTTTTATCCAATCGGTATCAGTTCCTACTTGAGTAAATAATTCTCTAGTTATATCATCACCAAGACCTAATTGACCATAGTTATTACGTCCTGTAGCCCAAAGAGTTCCATCTTCTTGTACCATTAATGTGTGATATTTTCCACAACATACATCAATTACATTACTATCAAAAGGATGAATATAACCTACAAAAACATTACATCCATTTCCACCACCTGTAACTTCACCATTAATCCATTTATCACCTACATAAGTAAGAGCTTGTTGATCAACTGGATTATTAATATCGGTATCGTAAAGGTCTACAATATCAGTAGCGACAATTTTATCACCCTTCTTGAGTTCAGCACCTTCTACCACCATTGCGTCTGGATATTTACCTTCTGTGTTATTTGGATCGTATTTGAATATAGTCATAGTAATATTATTTATGATTGTTGTAGGCATAAAAAAAGCACCAACCGAAAGGAAGGTGCTTTTTTTGTATTAAATTTTATGTTGGTTATTAACCACTAATAGAAGAATCTTCTGATGCACCAGAAGAATTATAATCTGTAATATATATACAACAACCATAAGCATTTGAATCAGCAAATGTATACGTATCACCATTAGTTCTTGGACTTGGATCAGTTGTCCAGAACAAAGAGGGATTACCATATTCAAAATCATACCACGATACTGATATAAATGATGCTTGTCTGGCTACCATCATTGTACCCTTAAATTCCTTCGCATTTTCACCAGTATAATTTCTTCTCATTTCGTCTATATAAACATGTGAAGAGTTTACGGCATATATAAGTCTTGCTTCAGATTCACCTCCACTAAAAACATCAAATTCAGTATGATTAGCATAAATTATACCATTTGCTGTTGTAGCCGAAAATGTTATAGGTGCTATAGCATATGTTCCTAAATCAAGAAGAGCAGAATTTATTGTGCAATATCCAAAATATAATATACCTTCTTTTCTAAGATCATGCATAGTATATACAGATTGTAATTCAAATATTAAATCATTAATATTACAATGTCTAAATTTTGCTATTGATTTTGCTTCTACTGTAAAATTATTAACTTTAAAATCTAATAATTTAATATTACAACGATTAAATTCAAGCAGACTCTCATTATTCATGTTGGACGCATCAAAATCCATATTCCCCATAGTTACATCAGCACTACCAAATACTGATGTTGATCTTGGACTGAAGTTACTACTACCTATGAATATATTACTAGGCATTTCTATAAATCCAACATTTGCTATATTATTAATATCTCCTGAACACCCATATATTAATACATCTGCATATATATCTGCCTCAAATATAGAATTAGTATTACAATTAGAAAAAACACAACTCAGTATTTCTAATTTAGAACTAACCATAAAAAGAGGATTTCCTGTATTACTAGAACCATTTATTGAATAATCACCCGGTCCAGCACCAGATAATCTTATAATATTTGGATGTTTTATAATTATTATGCTGTTTATATAAAAAGTAGTACCAATTTCTAATAAAATGTTTATCATACCTCCACCACAAGCAACATTATTAGCATGATCAATAGCTTTTGCTATTGTAGCATAAGGATATCCTGATGTTCCATCACCAGTTGTATCATTACCAGTACTAGTAGCATATATATTAATATCTCCACTAGTAATTCCACCCCCACCATCACCACCAGTTGCATCATCTTGTGGTAGCCATTGAGAATTATTATCATTCCATTTAAGAACTTGACCATTAGTAGGTGGAAATGTAGTTGTATCAACATCATTCAATCCATCAATACCACCAGCACCACCAGCTACAGTTCCCGGAACCCATGTCGTATTTGCACCATTCCAAATAAGAGCTTGACCATTAACAGGTGAAGTTGTAGAAGTATCAACATCTTCAAGATCATCAATAATTATAGCACCTCCTGTACCACCAGTTACAGTTCCCGGAACCCATGCACCTTGTCCATCATTCCAAACAAGAGATTGACCATTAGCAGGAGGAACAGAAGCAGTATCAGCATCAGAAAGATCATTTATTGAATCTACTGTTGATTGTGTATCAGCAGGAACCCAATTCGAACCATCCCATGTAAGTGTTTGATCTATATTTGGAGTTGATGTTGTTGTGTCAACATCTGTAAGATCATTAATAACAGAAACAGTTGATTGAGCATCCATTGGTTGCCATTCACCAGCAGTATTATTCCATGTAAGAATTTGATTATCTGTTGGTGAAGAAGCATTAACATCATTGATATTATCAATAGTGTCTGCTTCACCAGACCATTCTGAACCATCAAATACAAATTTATCACCATTTACAGCACCAGAAGTATCAACATCTGTATTATTGCTTAAATGCGTTGTCCCTTGTGGTAAATTGACCCAAGACCCTCCAATATAGGTAAGCACTTCATTATCGCTCATAGAGCCAACCACAACATCTGTGAGGCTATTTAAGTCTGTATTACCTGTAGTTGGTGCTTTGAATACATCACCAAGAATGGTAATGCTACATTGAACCCCACCAGCAGGAGCACTAGAAAAAATAATTTGATGTCCTGATACATTAAAATCTCCATCTGGTTCTTGCAAAGCACCATCAAGCCCCACGATAAGATTTGTAGGTTTACCAATAGTTTTAGCTACTGAATTTACTTCAATATCAAAAGTAGTTATAGCTCCATTAAAACTACCAGAAATATCATCAACTTTATCATACGCACCTTGTAATTGTGCTTCTCTTCCTATATAAGACATATTATTCCTTCCTTATGAAATTTCTAGTGCTGAAACCATTACATCAGCCCCATTTGCGTCTGAACAAGCAACATGAATTTTATCGCCCGGTTCAAGAACTATTTTTTGAATACCACCAGCAGAAACCAGTGAAGCCCCCACCTCAATAGGAGTATTAGGAGCAATTATATGTGTATATGTTGCTCCTGATAAATCCTCAATTCTTCCTTCTACTGTAATTGGTATAGCAGATATTTCAACATTTGCTATAGTCATACCAAATACTACAGCAGATGACGCTGAACCCGGACATTTATATACCTCAGTAAATCCAGTTCCTATACCTTGTGTTGCTTTATTTTTAAATTCTATTGCCATTTTATTTTCCTATATTTGTTCCATTAAACCGATATAAATATCAGATGAATTTGCTGTATCGGTAACAACTCTTATTTCATCGGTATCTTCGAGATTTATAGCAGTCTCGTTATTACTACTTATGACATATGCTTGATGTGGTTGTATTAATATTCCTTTTATTATATATATTGGTGTTATTCCATCTTTATAAAGGATTACATCAGCATTCACATCACTTAAAATTTTATTACATAACGATATATTCATTATTGTGGATGACTTACCAGAACAAGTATAAATAATTTCTTCTGTAGTTCCGAGTTGATTAAAAAATGCATTTTTAAATTGCATATTATTATCCAAGAGCTATAGCAAATGCTACACTCATCTCAAGTGATTCATTAACAGCATTTACAAGTGAAGTTTTATTATCTGTTTCTAATGTGGTAATATCACCTATTGCAGATGTATTTATGTCTGTATGAGCATCAACTTCATTAATAGCAGACACAACAGAAGATTTTGAATCTGTTGTGAGGATGTTTAAATCTCCAATATATTGTGTTTCATCATGAACTTCATTTATAGCTCCTGTAAGAACTTGAGCAGTAGTATTGAGGCTCATATTACCAATATTAGATGTATTGGTGCTTGCTTGTGTTTTTACTTCATTAATAGCATCAACGGTACTGGTACGTGCATTAGTAATTAAATTATCAATATTACCTATATTTGTTTTATTTTGATCAGCATGTAAATCTACTTCATTTATAGCCCCTACAACATTTCCTTTTTCTGTTGTAGTAAGATCAGTAAGATCACCAACCAAACCCAAACTAGTATCAAAATCACTATGTAATTCATTAATAGATCCAACAAGTGTTATTCTATTATTGGTATCAAGATCATTAAGATCGCCAATTTCTCCATCCAATTCATTAATAGCATTAACAATAGAAGATTTATCAACTGTAGTTAATGTGAATAAGTCACCAGTATTAATAATACCAATATTAACATTATAATCTGTTTCATTAATAGCATTTACAAGGTTATCTTTCAAATTAGTAGATAAACTTGCCAAATCTCCAATATGATTATAGTTCTCATTAACAGCACCAATTACTGTTAATTCATCAGATAATAAATAACCAAAATCGCCAACCACAATAGAGATATCATTCGTCTTTTTTCGCCATTGATCAAATGTATTTTGTAACGAAACTAAAATAACAGACATTATTTATCTCCTAATAATTGAACCAACATGTTCTTTACTTGTTCAATATCAGATTTTATTTCACGGATTACCTCATGATCATGATTCTGATATCGAACGACTTTATCTATAGCACCTTCCTCAATATGATTACCAAACATTTTTTGTTGGACTCTTCTTATATGATTACGATTTCTCGCTCTCATGAAATCTTTTGAGTTAGTATTTACTACAGCACCATTTGTCTTTTTTTGAAAATCTTTTATACTATTCATATCTTTATTTATGTAGTACAGATCAGACGAAAATCTTGGAAGATCGGTACTTGAGTTGAATTTGTGCTTTTCATCACTAATTTTATCGCAATAGCATTAAAAGGAACAGGAGGATTTAATTTAGTCCAAGTCTTATTTGGATCATCACTATCTATCTCAACTGTAAATGAATAATCTTTAAAATCAGTATTAGATTCTGATATAGCAACATCTTCATCAGGAGAATCTAATCTAATCCAATCAATTTCATTCCATTCTGTTACTTCGTAAGGACTTCTAATCTTATAATAAACATCAATATCAGCTTCTTGTTGTCTTACTGCACCAAAAAACAACTTAAAGTTTTCAGCAGGTTCAGCAAGAGTAACCTGTTTTGTAATATAACGAGATGAAGCAGAACAATCAAAAGAACGATTCTCAGGGACATAAATAAAATGTGATTCAGAGAATGCTATTTGACATGCATAATTTGTGCTTACATCATCACCAGAACCGTTATATCCATTAGGAGCGGTTTCACCCATATCAACAAGATAATTATCTTTATCAATAATACGAATCTCATGAAGACCATTAGGAATAAATTCAGTCAATCCAAAAATAACATCATTAAAATTCTCAATATAAATAAATGAACCTGTTCCCATTTCATGATCTGAATGATGGATTATTAATTCATCTTCATCATTACCAATAGAAAACACCTGATCAGAACCTATATTTTGTGTTTCGATAGAAGGAAAATCAATTCTATTGGAAACTGCTATAAGTGTTGAAGAACTTTGATTAAAATAAATATCTTCTCCATTTTCTGTATCAGGATTATATTGTTGAGCATCAATAACAGGAGATACATTACTATTATTAGAATGCATTGTTCCTATAAGATTCAACGACTTTTCACCACTAAGAAATTGATCTTCATTATATTTTGAAGCAATAAGCATAGGTTTAGCCATATCAACATCTTCATTATTAATAATATCTATATAAGGATCAACCATATAATGTGTTTGATCACCATCAATAGATTGACTTGTGGTAGTGCTTATTTGCCAATCTATATATGTTTCATCAATTATCAATTCATTAACAATAGGACGTGCTACATCTAATTGATAATTTCTTGTAGTCATAACTGTAGTTCCACCAGTAAGACCAGTATCACCAGCTTGTGTTCCCATATTTATTACAAAAGAATCAATCTCAGTATCAATAACTATATGAGTACCATTTATTTGAGAACCTAAAAATCCATTATAATCAGTGTTAATACCAAGACCAGAGATATTATACATTGAACCATCAGTCATTCCATGATTTTTATGGTAAACACGAAGTTTTTCAGATCCTTGTTGTGTGTCAAATGGGTTATCATTCATTGATTCAGGTCTAATAACATCATTTACTAATTGACAAGCACCATCAGAATCAATATCAAATACAGCCTTTGAAAGTTCAAACATAATATCTTCATTTTGATTTGGTGTCCAAGTAGAAGCATTTTGAGATTTAAACAAACTACCAAGAGATTGTTTACCTGTAATAATTTCGTTACTATTAATATCAATTTTTCCGCTTTCTGCTACCCATACATTATAAGATGAAGATGCTACAGTAGGTTTAATCACAAAACAGTAACTTTCTCCTTCTTGTAAATAAACTGGTTCAGGAAAATAAAAATCTGTAGGTTCTCCCGGACCTCTTTCTGAAATAGGCACATTTTTAGGTTGTACTGTAGTCTCAGTAAGAGAAATCTGATCTGGATATCCATTGACCATATTACGAATTTCACATATAACAGCTTCTTCAGTATCTTTATTTTGGAACCATACACGAACTTTTGTAAGAAAACATCCACCTGATTCATTAATTAAAAATGACTGAGCAATAGGATCAAACCAACCACCCTTTTCAACTTCAGTGCCAGTTTCCACCAATTTTCTGTCTATAGTTCTATTTTGTGATACAGGAGTTTTTGTAAAAGTTATAGTTTTTGTAGAAAGAACAGTATCTTCGCTTTTAGAAGACATACCATGAGATTTAAACATACCCTTAGCAGTTGTATGAACAGGATCAGCATTTGTAATTTGATCTGTAAGAACAAATTCACGCTCACCTGTCATAAATGTTAATATATCATCATTAGGAATTTTCCATACAAGAACAACTTCTCCCATATCACCAGTAATAATAGGATCGCCTAAACTATTACTTTCTATTGAACTAACAATAGCAGTAGCACCAGATTCAACACCTGTTACAGTTTCTCCTATTTGAAATGATCCTTTCATATTAAGAACAAGAAGATATCCATCAGTTTGAAACATTGCAATAGCAGTAATACCTGATGTATTACCTTTTATTTGTTCTTCTGCATAATCTTCAATGTTAAAATCACCAGAAATAGATGAACAAACAATCTTTGTTGCAGGAGTACAATATTCATGAACTGAAGGTGGATCACAATGAGAACTCATTGAAATTCCATCAAAAAATGGATAAACTTTTGTACCTTTCTTCATTTGGTCTGTCTTTATAACAATAGGAATACTTCTCATATAAGGAATATAATTCACTTCAGTTATACGATCACCTAGACTTTTTGACATAACATTAGTATCTTGATGAGTTGTTTTAGCACCAGAACGAGTTTGATCTTGCTTCCATGTTGTTTCTGATTCATATGATGTAGTAGTTTGTTTTTGTATCCAACCTTCATCATGAGAAATACCAGTATCTCTACGAGATACAAATTCAGATGATGTAGATGTTACAGTTTTCTTTGTTTTTATATCTTTTTTACCACCAACATCATCCCATCTACCAAATTCAACACCATTCAAATCTCCTGTATTTTCAGCAATAAATTTTAGTGCTTCATAATTTGGAGAATGATTTACAACCAGAGTAGGAAGTTTTTCTTTATCATGCCATACATCAGAATTAGGATTAAATGCTAATTTACCAAAAATATTACGAAAAGCATATGGATTAATATTCTCATATTTTGATGCTTGATTCTGAATATTAATTGATGTTTCTGTATATGGAAGTGTGATTATACCACCTGTACGTTGGACATGAGAAGAATTTGTTTCATCAAAAATTAATCCAATATTTTCATCATTAAATTTAGCTCTCATTTTTCTATCATTAGGAGCAATAGAACAATTATAATCTGCGTGAGTAGCATCACCAACTTTATGAGAATCAAAAGGATCAACAACAAACCCATTTTTAAAACGGTTCAATCCACCTTCATCAAGTATTTCCATAGATGCTGTCTCACGCTCTAGGAGGCTCAAGGTTGTATAATATTCAATATTGGTAATCCTCTTATCAAGATTACCAATATCACGCATAGTATAGCGTTTATTGTTTCTGAATGTAGGATCAGTATCAGAAGGTTTAAATGTATAAGCAGGAACAAAAATTTCATATAATATCATTCCCATTTCCGGTTTTTCAGGAGGAACAGGATGAACAGCAGAAATACCTTTTGATACTTTAAAATCCCCTGTATAATCCATATATAGATAATCAATTCTATTCAAGAAATATTCATAATCAGAACGAACATCTGTTAATACTTGAGGAAGTTCGCCTATAGAACCACCAGAACCAGTAAAAGATTCACCATCATCTGCCATTCTTGGTCTAAAATCAAAACAATCAGACAGAATATATGTATCACCCATTTCAGAAGAATCATAAACTGGAATTTCTTCATATTCTAAATCAACATAAGAATCAACAGAGAAATAATCTCCTAATGTATGTGTGAAATAATCAAATGTTACCATTATCTGTCCTGTAGGAGCATTTTGACCACCATTTAAAACAATAGAACCAACATCATAATAATTATCTCTACAACCAGTATCCATTTGATATCTTTCTCTAATATCAACATCATCAATAGTTGGAACAGTATCAATATTAGCAGACATATAAACAGACTTAACCTTTACAACATCAGCTTTTCTTAAATAATCTCTACTATTCTGAACTTTATTTGGAACAGATATAATAACAGAACCATCAGTCTGAAGATATTTTGTCTTCTGAGTGCTTATAGTCTTTGTAACAGGTGCAATTATATTGACATTGCCACTAAGACCACCAATTTCAATAACTTTACCAGTTGGAATACCAGTAAATGTGAATGTAGCATTTTCTTCTATATTTCCTGTATCATAATATGCTACATAATATGCTTCTGTATTTTGTTGAAATACTTCATTATCTTTAGCAACAAGAGTAGCAGTATTATCTACAATGCCAACACCGAAATATGCTCTTGTTGACGCATAATTGGTGTAAATTCCAGCTCCACCAACAGAAAGAGTTTTTATTGTTTTATTAGGAAGATTAAATAATAATCTATTAACATCTGTTTTGAATAAATATATTTTATTACCAGTTTCAACTATAGGAGCACAAGTGAAATTGCTAGTGCCATATCCATTCGTATCATATACCCATTTAACATCATCTTCAAAATTAAAATTATCCATCATTTCAATATCAAATATATATAAATATGAAATATCACCAAATCTCTTAATAGCTCTTACTTTTGCTATACCTGATTGATCAGAATTATGGTTTCCGTTTGTAGAAACTGTTTGATAAAGACGTATTTCTCCAAATTCATCAATTCTTGGAATATTATGAACAGTATCTACTTTAATGTAATTACCAAGAGAAAAATTGGTTATAGAATTATTTGAACTTTCAAAATCCCTACCTTTATCAATCTCAATAACTGAATTTGAAATTTTATTAATTTCATGTCCTTGAACATATGCTTTCCCTTCACCCATTTCAGCAACAAGTTTAGACTCATCACCATAAGGAGGCGCATAAACACCAACTTCACTAGTAGGTTTTCCATCTATCCAGAAAGCACCCTCTTTATATTGGTCTTCGCTTTCATCTCTAAGATGTTCTTTCATTCTGATAGCAAAAGGATTTACTGTATAATCTCCTGATTCATCATAAGTTCTACGGGCAAATGTTTTTTCTAATTCATTATATCCAGAAACACGAATTTCTTTAGTTAAAAAACCTTTATCGAGTATTTGAAGAACAGTAAAATCATTAGAAATGTCATCTTCTTCTGCTACATATTCAAGTTTAAGATCAATTCTGTATCTATGTGCTCCCGGAGCCGCATAGTTTGGTGATCCTTGAGCATTATCAGTAAGAGATAAATTTTCTTCAGGAGTTATTATTGATTCATAATTACGAAGTCCTACTTTACAAGAAGGACGCTGATCATATTTACTTACTATTATTGATTGAGCATCATTATCAATAAACATTCCACCAATATAATATACACCTTTATCAATAGATGTCATTGCCGCTTTACCAGTAGATTCATATGTTGGTGCTAGTTCATTAAGAGTCCCTTCAACTATAGAACGGATTTGAGGATCATCTTTACGATAAACAGTCTCTCCATCCCAAAAACCAATAGATTCTTTATCGTTACCAGAGTCTTTGAATTTAATGAAAAATGTTAGAGGATCAACTTCATCTTTAGCCGCCACATTTACAACATCACCTTCAACACCAGAGAATTCACCAATAATAGTATAACCGAGAAAATTATTAGGATCGACATCTACTTGATCTGGTGGATTACCATAAGTAGCTATCATTTTTTGATATGATACTTCCTGATCGTATGTAATCTGACCCGGAATAACCATAGCACCTTCTTTAAATATATGATCACCAAATTTCTTTATTTGTTCTTGCAGTATTGATTGAGATTGTGTGAGTTCTCTACTTTGTACTGCATATGATGGGCGATAAAGAATACGATAAAACTTGTTGTTCTCATCAAAATCATCAAAATATGGTGCTTTATTAAAATTTAACATTTATTTTCCTTTAAAATTCTATAGAAAATACAAACTTTTCTATTTGTATTTCTCTTCTTGTTATAAAAATGATATTTTCTTTGTATAATAATTCCCCACTCCAAATATCAGTATCATTAACTATACTTGATGACTCGTTATATTCACCAACTTCACCTGTTTCTTGACCATGAATACGCTCTCCATCAATAAAATCTCCTTCAATCATATAAATTTGAACATCTTTATCAGTTCCAGAAGGATCAAAATATACGATACCTTGAGTATATGAATCTTCACCAATAACCAATTCATTTGTTAAGAATGTTCCAGATGAATTAATAATATTTATGATAGATAAAGTGTTATATTTTTCATCAGTCTTAATTAATCCATCTTTATCTTTGGTATTTTTAACAATTCCAGCATTTCTGTATGTTCCGGTGATAGGAGCAAAACCATCTTCATTCCCTATGATTTCACTTACAACCTCTATATAATATGCTCCTAATTCATATGAAGCATTTGATCCATGACCACCCGGAGGTGAAATCATAGCAGTACATACAGCATCAAAACCATTACCAAAAATATGTATTTCAGCATATGTATAACCAGAACCAGCATTTGATATCTGAATAAAATCTATCGACTCACCAATCATAATAGGTACTGCTGTTGCTCCTGTTCCATCACCACGTATTTCAATAGTAGGAGCATTTGTAAATTTATTACCACCATTATCAACTCTAATAAACGATATATCACCATTAATAGCATTAGATTCAACATCTAATTGAGAAGATGATTTATTTTCATATGCATATGCTGTTGGTATCCACATATCTGTTAGGAATTTATCACTAATTTCTGATTTAATATCAAACATAAATTTCCACACATAATTATCACCAAGAAATATATAATCCATGGATTGACCAGTAGGTTCTATTGTAGATGGAGAATCATATCCATTGTTAATACATTTATAAACATTCCCTTCTGAATTAATAATATAAAAAGGATTTTCAGGATGTATCCAATTTTTATAATCAGTATATTCACTATCATAATCAGCACGAGTATATATTGTATCCACTATCCAATTAAATCTTTTTATAGCAATAATGGTATCATCTTTTATAATTTGTTTCAAGAATGTACGATGAAACAAACTATAATATATTTCTTTCTCAGCCGATGTAGATATATCAGGAGAATATTCATCATCCCATGGTAAAGTTCTACCAATATAAAAATGAGAATATGTACCATCATCCATAGAATTGAAATTATCATCTATATATTTTTTAGCACTATTTATTCGTGATTTTAAAGTTATTGTTGCGCTCATAATTTTTATTCTTGTTTAATTTTAATCGGTAATATTTATTTCACTACCAAAACAGAACCCTGTTTTATTTAATATATTATTATTATTTATGTTAATAATATCATCAATTATTATATCTTTATATTGTTTTATCTGTGTATTACTATCATATCTTTCATCATCTTCTGGTTGCCATCTAAATTTATAAAATTCTGTAGTATCAAGATAAGGACTTATAAAACCACCATAAGATTCAATAAAATATTGTGATATAATATCTCTATATGAAAACCCAATCGTACCTGCTGGATGGACATTTTTAACCATATCATGCCATTCTTCTTTGTCTTTTGATGTTCTCAACATGTAAGAAAACATCTGATAAAAATATGAATCTTGAATATATTTTAAAGAAGAAATATGACCATCCATATTTATATATCTTCCCTTATAATTACATAAACAGCCCTCGACAAGTTTAGCTTTAGCGAGTGACATATCATATATTTCGGCAGATCCCCCATATCTTTGACCAGTAAATCTTTCTCCAACTACAAATTCACCAGAAGTAATATTAACAGACACAACACCAGTTTCAGGACTCCAATATTCTACAACACCAGTTGCACCAGAGTTATCACCAACAATTTTTTCACCAACAAAACCATCTTTATCCACATTAATAATTCTCATCGAAGTATTAAATTCTATTGTAGTATCATCTGTTAAATAATTAATACCAAAATCACGAATTTCTACATTCAAAACACTACCAACATTTTCTGTTTCCATCATCAAAATAGCATTTGATCCGTTAATACTATCAACTATTACATATTGACATTGTTGATAATCATGACCACCAAATATAAGTTCGGTATTTGTGATAGCACCAGAACCATCAATTTCAGTAACTTTCCCATAAGCACCAGAACCATAATCACCATCATTAATATAAACTTTATCACCAACCATATATCCTGAACCACCATCAACAATAGAAAAACTATCAACCGTTCCCTTTCTAATATTATCAATAACTACACGAGCGTTTTCACCAACTCCACTATTAATAATTTTTACTCTTTGGTCAGGAATATAGAATTTACCACATAATTCATTTCCATTTTCATCAATATCAAATTTTATATCATAAAATATATTCTCATTTATGGCAGTATACTCTTTAAGTTCTTTTGTTATTACTAAAATATTTTCTCCACAAATAAACTTATCCGTAGTATGAATTACATCAAATGCAAGAAGAAATATTTCAGCAATATATACACCCGAAGTTGATTGGTATACTTTAATCTCATCAATAACAGCAATAGCACCAGAAGTTTCACCAACTACTTGTCCTGCCTCCCATTCCATTACTTCATCAGGGGGATCAATAATTTTAAGACTTTTTTCAGTTACCCATTTACCATCTGATATTCTAAGCATATCATATGATGGATAATAAAATTCAAGTTCATTATCAAAATCATTTTTATACTCAAACAATCTAAACAAGAATTTGAATGCTTTTTCTGATCCTCTTGCTGAATAATATTGTTCTATATATTTCACAAGAGTAGCAATATTATTTTGATCATAAATTACATCAGGAAGAGGTTGTAAGAAATTCTTTCCAAATATATCAAGAAACTCAAGAGAAGTTCTATCAACATCAGCATAATTTAATGTATTTGCTATAAATTGATATGGTGCTCCTTGTTGTTCCATCCACTCATAATAATATTTAATGAAATCCACAAAATTAGGATATTCCATCCGTATGAACTGAGGAATTGTATTTTCTATTTGAGTGCTTATTAGTTTGCTTGAATCTTGCATCTATTTACCCTTTCTTTATTTCATCTTCGTTCATTCGTACCGTTATACCTTGTTTTCGATTAACATCATGATTAACAGCAGATTCATCAGGAATAATAATTTGATTATATCCAGATTCTATATTTTTCATTTTTGGTTCAACATATATACGAATATCAAGTGTATCAACTGGTATACTATATGGAAAAATTGTAAATGTAATATCACCAGTATCATAATCTACTGTTCCTATATTACTATTAATGATTACACTAGTATTAACATACATTAAATATAATATTCCATCACCATCATCTTTTATAACTGATTCAAGGGTAACATCATCAAAAGTGGTATCCTCAACATTAAAGTATGAAGATTCTACGCTATTTGGTGTAATAGGATTATTAAATTTCAAAGAAAATGTCTGTGAAAGATTAATAATAGGATATATTCTCTTATGCATTATAATATTACTTAATGAACTATCAAATGCAGGATCAGTATTATCAATTTTTGCTGCCATTGGAGAAAATCTGAAATCCATCTTAAATTTCTCAGTAGTATCATTAAAATATTGAATAATTGTATTTGTAACCATATCTATCATTTTACTTTCACTTAATGTTGTCTGAGATGAAATATAAAATACATCACTATCAGTATTGATGTATATATAATCAGGATTTATAATTTCAGGAACTATTGTAACTACATTATATTTATTGATTAAATCTTCTTTTATTGTTTCTTTAAGTTTATTTGAAACGAATTCTGTGTGTTTTGGTTTAATAGCAAAAAATACCTTACCATATATCGGAGGATTATTATATTCTCCTCCCCACGAGTTAATAGTATCAATCCAAGGATAATCATGAAGAAGAAATGTTTCGTAATCATCTATTGTTACTGCTCTTCTTTGTGATTGATACATTTTAGGAGCAAGGAATTTGAT